TGGTCGGGGTCGAGATAGATGGATTTCTCATGCGCTCCGGGTCCGTCCTTGATTACGCCTGCTGTGGTTCGTGATCCTGGAATGATTGTCTGCGTTGCCATGGTTCCGTCCTTTCCTAAGCTGCGTTGCGAGAGACGCAGAACATTCTGCGCCCAATCCAAAAGTTGAATGTCCATGAAGGGTACTGATAAAAAGATGTGCCCTTCATAGCCTTGTTACTCCACGATGTCCATCCGAGAAATGGACCGCCTTTGGGGGCTTGTTTGCTCCATTTCCACGTCTTCAGGTAAATTGCCAGCTTTCTGCTAATCCACATGCCGTCCTCCTCAAGCAGCGATACTGCCCTGTTTGAATCCGGGCTGAACGCGCCCGAAAGTCTTGAGCATTTCGCTCATTTGCCGTTGAATCAGCCGCACGCGGTCATCGACCTGCGAGGGCAGCGGGTGGCGCTTTGAAGCATGAATCGCGTCGTCGATCTTGCGATCCTTTTCCTTTTCCTCGCGCTCATCCGCTTCGCGCAGAAACTGCAAGCGCCGCTTCATGTCCATCTTTTGGCCTTCGAGGATGCAGGGTATCAGCATATCGAGAATCCAGCCGTCAAGATGGTAGTTTGCAACGCGCATTTGCCCATCGCGGAACTCCTGCGAGTTGAGTTTATAGGCAACCTCGTAGCGGCCCCGGTGCGGGTACTCTCCCAAGGTCTGTAGCCCTGTCAGCTCGTCGCGGTTGTCGTAGTAGTAAGCTGCCGGGCTTCCGTAATCCTCGGGTGGATGCCATTCGAGAATCATCCAGCAAGGCATTCCGCGACCGCTGAAGCTGGAATTGGACAGCGGCAACTTGCGGTAGCCTAAATAGCCATCACCGTGCGGCTTCGGCCAGATGCCGCCAGCGGTGTAGAAAAAACTCTGCCCCCAGGCGATGATGAAGTTGGGATCGCCGTATCGGTTCAGGCCGACATGGCGCGTCAGCAGTTCCTGGAAAGCGTCCGGGCAACGTCTGCGCTCGATGTCACGCATTCGCTACCTCCGCAGACGCTACAGCTTCCTTCCATTTCGGATTAGATTCTTCCTCTTCTGTACTCCAGCGCCAATCCCACATAGGCGTGCGGCTCAACAGCGCATCCCTTAAATCGCCCGTGAACGAAGCGCGTGTCGTTTGGAAAGGAATTCGAAATGATTTTTTACGGGGAGGATCAACTTCAGGCATCTTTACCCACCTCGTAAATATTTCCATCTGTGCGCAACTCGTAAGTCGGCAGATAATGCCACCCGCGAATATCCACGTTCCACACGAGCGCGTATTCGTCTGCGCCCTCGTCGTCGAAGTGCTTTTCCTCAGCGAACTTGCTGAAGCTGGCAACTGCGCCCACAGGCGGCAGCGGGTGCGCACTTTCGCCAACGGCAATGACAAAGCCGCGGGCGGCCTGCTCCTGCATGATCTCCGGGCGGATGATGCCGTTGATCGACTCAGAGGGTTTGGGAAGGCGCTTGATGAGAACGCGGTCGAATGCGGGAACGAACCCGGCCACCGGCCCGTTGATCTCGACTTTGGGCGCATCCTGCTTATGCCCGCTAACTGTGCGCGAATCCTGAACTTCCATCTTGAAACCGTCCTTTCAGGGTTGATACTGCGTTAAGTATGCCATCGCCGATGCAAGCCATTCGTGTGCTTCTAGGCCAGCGAGGCGCATATTGCAGGTATTGCAGAGAAGGCCTCGAACTTTACCAGTTTCATGGTTGTGATCGACGCTGAGACGAGCCCACTGCGCAGTTTCCTCTTTGCGGTGGCAAATCTCACAAACTCCACCTTGAGCATCGAGCTTATTTTTGTACCAGACTTCATCCACGCCGTATCTACGAAGCTGAGCGCGCAGTTTTCGGTCTGGATTATCTCGCCAATATGCCCGTTGCCTTTCAAGGCTACGCTCAGGGTTACTTCGCTGCCACGCAACAACTTGAGCCGATAAACACGCTCGGCAATACGTGTGATACTTCCCCGCGCGTTTTCCGCTCTTGATGACATAATCTTTTGGGTTCCCGCACTTTCTGCAAACCGGTATCATTGCCATTGTCATGGAGTCACCGTCCTTGACTCCATTGTATACTACAAACAACTAGCACAAGTCCAATTAAATCTGGATTGTACCGGCGTTTGTTACGAAAAGGCCGTGGCGAGGGATTCTATTACAAACTTGAAGTCCAACCTCATAAACGAACATCTTGGCAGTGAGGTAGGTCGCGCCTGCTACGCCGCTGGTGTCGGGAACTGGCATAACCGTGTTGCCGCCGCCGAAGTCGTACAGGCCAACCGGGCAGAGTTCGCCCAGCGCCCAGTTTTCCGTGAAGAGCAGATCAGCGCGACCGGCCTTGGCGGTGTTCGAATAGATGAACGGCTTATCGCCGAACTCCTTCGCCACGCCGGAACGTGCACGGTCGAACTGCGCACCGTCGCGGCCTTCGCTGTTCTGCGTGATGAGCGTCGAGTACCACTGCGCGGCGATGGTGGCAACCTGCTCAGGCTTGCCGTACCAAACGCCCTTGTCCAGTTCCTCGGCATCATCGCCCAGTGCGCGGGTAAGCAGCACGAAGGCCCTCTGCGCCACGCTGGGAGTAATCTGCGCGCCGCCAAGATTGATGACCGGGGTATTAAGTCGATCCGGGTAGTTCGCCGTGGTCAATCCGCCCTTGGTGCCAACGTTGCCGGTGGTATTCCAGTAGGGGATTCCCAGGACGGACGAGCCCACCGCGCCCGATGCGCCGGCAACCATGATGTAGTCGCCCTGCGTGGTGCCGCCCGGGAGCGCGGTAGAGAAGTTCAGTTTCTGCTCGACGACGCTGACAAAGCTGATTGTCGCGTTGCCGCGCGAGGTTCCGCCTTCAGACGGGAAGATCTGCACAACCTGCTGATCGACGAAGGCTGCAGCGCACTGAATTCCCTGAATCACAGCGGTCGTGTTGCCGGATCCGCCAGTGGTGATGACCGCGTTTGCTGGAATCTGGTCAAACGCTCCAGAGCCATCGCCATTCATCAGGCCTTCAATGCCGTTGTAGAACTGTTTGATGCTGCGCTTGATTTCGCTCTTGGTGAATGATTCGACCGCGCGCTCTGCGCCGTTGGTGGCCAGCTCGGCCAGGCGGGTGTACTGCGTGACATTGAAAGCCCAGATAGGGGCCATGGCAAACGATGCGGTCTGCGAGCCGGTGCCGGAGCCGAGCGCGGAACCGTCGCCGGTGCCAACGCTGATGCCCGAAGCACCCTGCGTGATCATGGGTTCGCGCCAGGCCGAACGGGTGGTTCCCGCTGCCTGCGTCACATTGGCGATGTTGACTTTCTTCGCGGACTTCTGGAACTCGTTGTAGAGTCCCTTGAACGTGGGCCACAGGATGGCGATTTCGCGCCCAACCTGCTCCAGTTCGATTGATTCTACGGCTGCTTCTGAAAGGGTAGGCATATAAAGCTCCTAGAAATGAGATTCAGCTTTCGCTGTCCTGCATCCCTAGAGGCATATTGGTTTTCACCGTATCGCTGGTTTTGGGCCAGGTTCGCGGTTCCTCTTGGTATTTATTTCCACGTAGGTGTGGGCACCTTCCGGCATTCTTAAGACATCCCGGCTTTGCTGTGAATCATCTTATCACGGTTTCTTTGTTCGCGTGGACGTTCTTTTTCTCGGACAACCTTAATGGCTTCAATCGCAAGCCTTTTATTGTCTTTTGTAGCCTCTAGGTTATGATCTGCTAGGTAAGCGGAAACTGCCTCCTGAAACAGTCTGTTCTTTTCTGCCTTCCATCCGTCAATTACGTGGTCTTTCTCGATATTGGAAAAGGACACATTGGAAATATCGGTTCTAGACGCTTTCCATGGATACGACCCGTCAATCACCTCCAACATCTTTTCTCTGCCAAAAGCAAACCATTCTCCATTTATCTGGAATTCGGAGAATTTTTCGTGTAGGAACGCCTCTAGGCAGCACTGGTTTTCCGTACTCCAAACTGCAAATAGATCAATTTTAAAGGGCAACAAAATTCCAATATTGGATATGCGAACATGAGGGACTGATGACCGGCCGATTTTGTACCAGCCAAATCGCTCTGATCCGATAAGATAGATGTATCCTAAGCGTGGGGTTGGCATTTGGCGCTCTCCTAAGCGTGAAGTGATGGCATTTGCAGTGCCACAACCCCATTATACACTATAACTTAAGCGGTTCCATCGCTGGTGAAATATTAGCACATCCTGTCAAATTGCGCGGCGGTCTGACCTTGCTAGCCTATCCAAGCCTTAGCCGGTGAAGCATGGGGCGAGGGTGGGAATCGAACCCACGGTTCCGCGCAAATCCATTCTATCGCCAGCGCCGAATCCCGTCAAGTTTGGTGGACACAGTAACAGCAATAACGCTTTCACGCCCACGGCTGGCCAAAATCACGTGCGCAGGCCCAACCACACGCAATGCCGGTCTTTCCCGGCTGTCAAGGTTCACTCTCGCCAAGGGCGGCTACGGTGGCGGAACCTCGCCCACATTCAAGATTTGCGCAACACTGGCCACTATCCAGCATTCATCTGTTCGGGCTATATGCCGGGAACTCGCAGTGTTCTGACGAGACGGGCCCTATTTAGAGAGAGGTTGCTTTCAACTGCAACGCTGCGCAAATCCATTCTACCGCCATTTGCGGATTCCGCCACTTTTCATTGGCGCTTGTCCACTCAGCAGCATATCGCCCAGATCCTTGAACCCAGCCTTGCGCGCCGCCTGCAATCCCTTCGGACCGTAATCAATCTCGCTCGGGCTAGGCTCGGTTCCCTTCTGAACGGAAACCTGCGCTGGAGATTTTGTGACGGCTGTCACAGGTGTTTTGCTGCTGGCAATGCGGCTCCACGGCGGAGTTTTGAGCACGGCGCGGATAGATGCCTCAGCATTGTCGTCAGTCCAGCGATTGGCGTAATCGGTCCACTTGTCGTAGCCCTGCCGCTGCTTGGCCGGAGCGATGGTCTTGTAGTTTGCGTGCGCGTTGCGCGTCTCCTGGAGGTGATTCCAGACCGCTTGGCGGAATGCGGCGTTCTCCTCGCGGGACAATCCCAGCTTACCAATGAGCGGGCGCGCTGCGGTGTCGATGGCGGTGCCCGCGTGATCCACAACGGAACTGTAGGCCGCGTCTACCTTCTGCGACTCCTGTCCCTCATCGCGCTTTGCCAGTTCAGCACGCAGACGCTCGACTTCCGGGTCTGCCTGCTTCTGCTGCTGCGCGGCTTGGCGGTTGCCGCTCACCCATTGAATCAGTTCGTTGCGGATGGCCTGCGCTTCGTCGATCTTGCCCGCATCGTAGAGCTGCACCATGCGGTCGAACGCCTGCGGGAAACCGGCCTGGTCGAGATAACCGATTGAGCGCGGCGCGATGAACTTCTCGTACTCCTGCGGCTTGGCCTGGGCGAACTTGTCGAGCAGCGCGGGCATGATCTTGGGCATACCGTCCGGCGCTTCATCCCACATGCGATCAGCAACAGTAGGGTTCCCCGCGGCTAAATCGCGATCAACCTGCTCAATCTCGCTGAGCGTGGCCTGCATCTGCGTGACACCCTCGCGACCGCCGACGGACTCAAGCAGCGCACGAACCTCGCGGGCCTCGCGCACTGTCGAGAACTGCTGTTCGTAGCCCCGCGCCTTGCCGCTGGTGTCATAGAGAAACTTGATGCGGTCGAGTTCTGCTTTCTTCTCGACAGGATCGGTAATCGCATCCGCGCGGCGGCGCAAGTCGGCGATGTGCTTCTTGAGCGCATCCGGCTGGTGGCGGTTGTCTTGGCGATCGCCTTCGCCCTCTTTGACCTTTGGCTGGCCTTTATCTGCGCCTGTTGACTCGGTTGATTCCCCTGCGTCAACTTCCGCATTGACAGGTTCGACTACTTCCGCAACTGCGCTCATTCCTTCGTCTGGCATATTTGCTCCATCCTATCCTTCGACAACTTCCACGTTGTTTTTCAGTAACTCGACCGTGTTCTGAAATGCGGCCATCAAAACTTCCGGCTTGATGTCGAGTGCGTACACGGAACCAGAACGAGCCATCCCCGCCATGACGCAATCAGCGATCATATCGAGAACGTCGATCAGGTTTACATCGGCGGGAACGCCATCGGCTTCGAGCAGATGATGGCGGTTGACCTTGCGATGGTTGTCCCACCATGAATGCTCCTCGAATCCGGTCAAGAAGTCACGATGGAAACCGTCAATGTCAGAAATCTTGTCGTGATCGTGAACTTCCGCCTGGGCGCAGAGCATAATGGCAAAACTCGCCATCGCGACACCCACATCCTGAATATGCTGATGACTGCTCGCAAGCAAGGTTTCTTTTGTCGTGTTGGCAAAGTCGCAAGTGCGTGTATCTGCGGTTGGGCTTTTCTTGATCTTGATTTTCATTTGTCACCGTCCTAACTGATTGATTTTCCCACAACGCTGGTTTTGCGTTCGATCTCGCTGCCCATCGGCCCCACGCCACGCTCGGTAGTCGTAACCTCATGCGGAGCAAGTTGGTTCTGCTGCTGAATTGCCTCCGGCGTGGTTGCAACGCCCATCTTTTGCAGCGCTGAGGTCTGCGCCTGCGGGTCGAGCTTGTCCACCGCAACCGTAAGGCTGGTCTTTGGCTGGATCGGCTGCTGATTCTGCGCTGCAAGTTTGGCCGCGCTGGCCTGGTGCTGCTGCCAGTGCATGTGCAGATTGGCGAAGTGCGCCTGGTCGTCAGGGTCTTTGCTCGATGCTAAGCGCCGGCCTTCAGCTGAGTTCATCATGCGAAGGCAGATCAACGCCTCCACTCCGTCGTTCTCGCTTCCGTCTCCGCGTACCGGCACGCTCGAGATCATCGGCGGTGTCTGCTGGAGCATCTGCTGGCCTTGCTGCAATGCTTGGACCTGTTGCGGGTCTGGTTCTTGGCCGGTTGCCACCGCTTGCTGGAGTGCGGCGGTTCCCTGCTGCACAAGTTGCTGAATCTTGACAAACTGCGGGTTATCCATCGGCGCAGTCTTGAGCAGAATATCGAACTCAGCTTGCTGCTTCTCGACCGCATCCACGCCCGGTAATACCATCCCTGGTGGCATGAAGCGTTTGGCAGCCGCCATGTTCTGCGGGTCGCTCTTGATTGAGGCCATGGCTGGGTCAGGGTCGCTCATCGCCTTTTCCCAGGCAGCCTGCCGATCGGCCCAGGATTCGGGCGAATCGCTCATGCCGTCGGCGCGCGCCACCCCAGCACCAGTCTTCATCTTGCCGATTTCTGCGGTAACGCGGCCCAGGCCGGTGAAATTGGAATCAAACTTGGCACTTTCCGGCTGCACACGCGCATTCCACGCGGCGGATTGCGTGTTGATGTTGGCGAACCCGCGCAGGATATTGCGCCAGCACTCGCCAAAGCTGGCTTTCGCGTTCTTGTCCTTGCGGTTGTACTCGGTAGCCGTCTGCTGCGGATCGTTCGGGTCGCCGCTTCCGCTCATGGACTGCTGCGCATGGGTTAGCTGCTCGGCAAGCGGCCCGCTGATCCAGTCTATGAACGCGGTAATGTCCGGGGTGCCGTTGGTGCCTGGAATCTGTAGAACGGTGTCGGCGGCGGGGCGCTGGCCGACCGGCATCAGAAACGGCTCATAGACACCGGCGCGGACACTCGAAGACCGCATTTTGTCCACGTTCCAAACTGCGGAGTCGAGCCCCACTCGGGTAATGGACTTGCGACAAAACTCGTCGCGTAAATCAACGAGTACATTCAGACGCATCTGAGGACCGGCGAAGCTCTCGGTCAGTGCGCGCCGATTCTGGCCGTTTCCGCTGCGTGCGTGGAATTCAGTCAGAACCTCGTCCATCGATTCATTCCGCGCCCAGGCCAATACGCCGGACTCGTAGGCTGCAAGCATCCCCTTAGGGAAGTTGGTCCAGAACCATGAGCGCTGATCCTTGGGGCACGAGTCGTCCATGTAGAAGCTCGGCCGGAACCAGACATACGTTTCAGTCACGTCGCGCATGAGGCTGTCGCCGGTGGCGTACTGGCTCTGCATGGCCATCTGCACAGACTGACGCGCCAGGCGGTCAAGTTTCAGTTCCGCGATACCCATGTCGCCCGCGGTGATCTGCTTCGCCACCCACGGGCATTTCGCCTTGGCGATAGACATATCGATCTCATGCGCCAGCATCGCATAAGCCCATTCGGCTTTGGAGCGGGCGACTAGCGGAACTTTGCGCGAGAGCTTGCCGTAAATATTGGTGAGGGTGCGAATCTTGGGCCGCTTGGACTGCGCTGCATTCTTGGCATTGGGGTCTTCACCGTCCTCTGTCTCGGGCACAACATCGGGAGCGTTATCCTCGTAGCCCCAGCGCTGCGCGTCGGCCACGGGCCGCGTGTAGCCGATGGAAGTCTCATCCGTGCAGGCATAGCGCCCAACCTCGGCCTGGAGTTCGCCGTAGTTGTTTTCCTCAGCGCAGAAGTGCTTCAGGCAGTTGGCTTGCTGCGCGTAAACCTCATCGTCGGGGTCGCCCGGCTTCTCAGGGTAGAATGTCGAGCTGGCAATCTCGCAGGAGAGTAGCGAGGTGATGGTGTCGTTTTTCTCGCCGATGACGTTGGTATCGTAGTATCCGCCCGACTGTTGCGCGCCGTACATGCCAATAGACGCGGTGCGAGATCCATAGAAAGGTTCCCAGCCGCCGCCGCTGGTAGTGCGCATCCGCTGAAGTCCGCGGTCGAGCAGTTCGAGCATCCATGCGCCCTGAATTTCGATGCGGTGCGGAACGGAGTCTGCCTGCGCGGCGGCCTGGACCATCGCCTTGATTGCGTTCTTTTGGTCCTGGTTTATATGGTGTTCGCCGTCTTTGTCGGTCCAAAGTGGCTCGTCGCTCACATCAAACGCTGCGAATGTGCCGAGCGGTAGGCTGGCCGGGTCGAACTCGTCAAGCTCCTGATCCTCTTCGTCGAGGATCGGCGCATCGGTGCGGTTGTCGTTCGAGTCAGCCATTAGAGATCATCTTTCTGCGGACCTTCGCTCAGGATCGTGCAGCCGTTGGGATACTCTTCGAGTCCCATCTCGATTTTCCAATTCGCAATGGTCTTTTCGCTCAGGATCGTGCAGCCGTTGGGATACTCTAAGCGTCCCATCGAGATTTTCCAATTCGCAATGGTCTTGCGGATAAGTTCAGGTGTCAAACATGCGCCATCGGTGCGATTGTCGTTCGAGTCAGCCATTAGAGATCTTCTTTCTGCGGGTCTTCGCTCAGGATCGTGCAGCCGTTGGGGTATGTGCGGAAATAATCAGGATGGAATTTTCCTCCAGTTGCTGCCGACATATCCTGCGCGATGATTTCATCTAAAGCCATCAAAGATTTACTCATTTGATCGCGCATGAATTCTTCTTTGACGCATTCTGTCTTCCGCGCTTCCTGCCGCGCGTAGATTCGCTCCCATCCCTTGCGAAACTCATCCGTGATCGGCTTCTGCTGCTCGAATTCCATCAGTGCCTCCATTTCGACATTGTGATGGCCAGACGCGCACGCTTGCCGGCCGTTCCAGAGTCGCCCTTGTGCTCCTGCTCGTAGGCGCTATTGCTAACGCCTTCGCGCTTTGCGGCAGCAGTCATGGCCCCCTCTTTGATATGGAAGGAGCCACGCTTGCCGAGGTCTACTTTCTTGGTGCCGTACACAGCGCCTCCTAGACGGTCTGCGCAATGGTGAAGCTGGTAATGTCCGGGCTGGGCGCGGCCACGATGGTCTGTGAGGTCGTTCCGGTGGCGACGGTGCCGTCCGCGTTGGTATAGCTCACGGTAAGTGTGAAGCCCGTGCCGACGACTGCGGTTGCGGGAATCTCCACGGTCGCAACGAGGCCGGTGGAATCGACGGTGATGGGCGCGTTGACCGTGTCCGAACTCTCCCAGGTGGGCGGGGTCGAAGGCGCGGAGGTTGCAGGAACGGGCGTTGCGGTGAATACCGGGGAATTGCCGGGGATGATCGAAAGCATGTTTTCTCCTTGGAGCTTGACAGTAAAGCCTGTGATTCGTGTCTTGCCAAGCGCTTCTAGCAGGCGTTCAAAGCGCTCGTCGATCCGCTCGAGGCGTTCTTCCAGCTCGCAGATCAGATCGAAAAGTCCATAATTTTCGCGCTTGCAGCGCTCGCGGAGATTACTCATATTCCGGCTCGCCCTGCTCGGACGGTTCCTGCTTCTCTTCGCCCAGGAACTTGTCCAGGTGCTGCTTCAGCTCGTCGAGGTTCCGGCTGTCGTGTTCCTTGCCAGACTCATGCGTGGTTGTGTGATGGCCCTCCGCGTGATGCTCGGTGTGAAGGGGCATATCGCCGGGTTCAGGCTCGTCTGCGCCGCCACCATCCTGCCCAGGCTGCTGGAGAGGGTCGCTGCGGCCCATCAGGCCAGCGCCACCGCTACTCTTCCGCGCCATCGACCGGTCGTGCGCCATTGCCGGGGCGCGATTCGTGCTCTTGAAGTTCCCGTCTTTGCTCATGAATGCCATCGCTCTGCTCCTTCTGGTAAATCTTGTTGAGTTCCGCCTGCCAATCGTCCGGCCCGTCGAACGCGGGTACCACGGGCGGCTTATTTCCGGTCTGGTACTGCTGCGCGAACGCCGCGCCCGCTGGTGACCCAAACGGCATCAGCACTGCACGCATTCTATCGCACTCGAGTTTCGCGCCTGCAAGGTCAATACGCAAAAGCTTGATTTGATTCTGTTTATCTGCCAGAAGCTCGGCATAATCCTGGCGCTGCTCGACAATTCGCGCCTCAAGCGATTGGATGAACCGAGAGGCTGTGATCCAGTTGATGAAGAGTTCACGCAAAGTCATAAAGCTCCACAGGTTGCAGTTCACCGATGAACCAGTTGCGCGGGTCGCTCAAGTCGATGACGAGAAACCAGTACGCAAGGTCCAGCGGCTCAGGAAGTACGCCGAAGATAAGTTCGCGTATGCTCATGCGTGCTCCTTTGCGCATTCCTCATCAGTTGCGCCCAAAGCCTTTTTGAGTTTGCGAAGCGTTTCCAATTCATCGCCGCCAAGACGATACTCTTCTCGGTAATGATACATCGCCTGAAGCAGTATCATTAGCTCGTCTTTGGATAGATCGATGATCAATTTCCCGCCACCTTTGCAATTAGCGCATCCGTCTTGTCCGCGCGCGCCCGAATGTCTTCCATGCACTGCCAGTAACCAGCCTCGCATAGACCTTTGACGATCTCCGCGATAGCATCCTCTGGCCAGCCCATCGCTTTGAGCTTGGCGCGCCAGTTCATTACGATGCGCTGCGATTCAGTCATTTTAGCTTCTCGACTTCCCTGCGAATGCCGACTGTTACGCACAGGACGATACACACGCCCAGCGCCTTCCATCCCCACTCTGCGAATATTAACCCGCAAAGCGAGAATTCCGCCACAACAAACCCCATCAGCGCGTATTTCCGTCCGTCCATTTTCATTCCCAGTTCTCCGGTGGCCGCTCTTCCGACCGCGCCTCGCGTTGGTCGCGCTCCTGCGTGAGCTTGTACCTCATAAGAAACTTAGCACGTTCGTCCGCCTGCGACTCAACTTTCTCGCGGTCTTTCTCTTCCTGCGGCTTTGGACGGGTGCCCAACTCGCCGAACAGACCCAACGCAACCGAGTCGTAAACGTCGTCGCCCTTGGTCTCAACCTTGAGCACATCTTCCAGGTTGCCCTCATCGCGCGTGCACTGCGGGAGCGCCTTGATCGTGTCCGGGCAGCTATCCAGAATCACGAACTCGCGCACCTTGAACAAATGGTAAAGCAGCGTTGCGCGGCCCACGCGGTCAGTCGTCGCACGCGTCATTCCTGCCAAGCCGAGGTCCATCATATACTTGCTGAGCTTGGCGGCCGGACTCTCCGCTTCCATCTGCTTGGCGAACTTCTCGTGGCTGAAGTAGGCCGCGCGGTAATCGCAGCCGCGCTTCTGTGCTCGATCCTCATCTGTGGCTCCAGGCAGTCCCAGGCGCGTCATCTTGGCTACAATCTGCGCCATTTCAACGTAATCGCGCCCACGGTCCACATACTCGCGGTACTGCACCGTCTTGAGCTTGTACTCGCCCCCGGCACGCCGCACTAGCGCCTTAGTGAACCAGACGACTGAGTTCCAGTGCGCGCGGCCCCAGTCCCATCCCAACCACCGTGGTTGCCAATACTGCCAGATAATCGCGTCCGGATCCTCGCGCAGGTTGATTACGTCGAAGTTGGGGTCAAAGCAATCGAAATACTGGCCGACCGTTGTATCTAAGCGCCCATCAAGTAGCTTCTCGCGCAACTCCTTCGGCATGGCGTTCAGGCGCGCCACGATGCCGGGATCTTTCGCCAGCATGTGCGGATTATCCATGATTGTGCTGTGGACGTAATCCCATTCGAATGGATCGTATTCAAGTCGCCAATCTTCCGGGTTGCGCACATCTGATGATGCACCTCGCACTGGAGACCATATGCGCCCGTGCCGATCAGCCTTGCTCCCCTCTGGTTGCCCATCCGGCTTCTTCGCGACGAATCGATCGTTGTATTCCCCCCAGTATGCGCCGATGGGGTTGGTTGCGCCCAGCGTGCAGGGAATAGGCAACTCTCCGTTGGTATCAGGCTGGCACTCAGGGTTGACACGGTTGCGGGCCTGGAAGAAGTCCCACACAGCCATTGGGATGCCGCCGCACTCGTCGAGGAAGATCACCGGGAAACTGGAAGACTGGTATGCCTCCATTTCCTTCCATGTGAAATATTGCATGTGCGAGAAAAACAGCTTTGACCCGTTGTAAAACGTCGCTATGTGCTTTGTATCGTTCCACGTATAGAGATCGCTCGGAACGTATGCGCGAAAGTTTGGGATGTTCGAGCGCTCAAGCTCTGGCATTGTCGTGCGCAGGATCAGCGCAAAGCACCCAGGGAAGCGCAAGAGAAAATCAGTTACGATCTCCATCATTGCATCCGAGCTTTTGCTTGAACCTGTGCCGCCCACGCGCAGCCGATTGTGCGCGGTGGATTGCCGGATGATCTTGTTCTTGGCGGTTGGCTCCCACAGCTTATCTGTGTCAAGCACACCGTTTACGACCGCAGGATGCGCCATACTACGACTCGAATGCTGGCTTCGGCGCGGGCCGCTGCGTGACATCCTTGATCGGCTTGGCGACCATCACGGTTTTGATGCCGATCTCGCCCTCGAACTCATGTTTGTCGCGCCAATCACCCGGCTTGCGGTTCTTGAGCCAGAATATCTGCGCTGTAGTGTCAGGTGGAACATGCTCTTTATAAGGGACTTCCGTAACTTTTCCATCTTTGCCGCAGAATATTTTGACCGCATCGTACGTGTATCCGGTGGCCCGCTCGTACAGCGACCGCTCAACGCGTGTATCCGCCACATCCTTTGCGGCTACCATGACATCACGGAACTCGGGGAACTTAGCCTGCCAGGACTTGATCGTGCTGGTTCCAACGCCAAACTCTGTCGCGAGGTCAGCGTTTGTTGCGCCGCCCAGGCACATTTCCCTGGCACGCTCGATGTATTCCGGCCTGTAGAGGATTGTCGCCATAATTAAACTTCTGCCGTTCTCCCGCTGATTCGTGCCGCAGCGTTGTATCCGCTCTTCCACTCCTGCAATCGGGCGATCTCGCTATCCAGTACGTTGAAATGGCTATCATGCAGAGCGAGTTGCGCTTTATGATCATCGAGCCGCTTATTGTGCCCGGTGACTCGCTCAGTAAGTCTCCCCCACATCACGCCGCCGATACCAACCACGCCAATCAGCGTGAGCGAGGAAATGATTGCCGATATGGCCGACCAGTTCACTTGCTCCCCTCCGACTTGAAGCGCTCAACGTAGGATTTAAACGCGCTATAGTCACCGCGCACAACAGGCGCAAGCCACACGCCCAGCCCGAACCCCACGAAAATTGCGATTGAAAACAACACGAAATACCCCATATTTAAACCTCACTGCTTATTGGAGAGTGTACCAGATGCGTCTACGCATGGATTGTCTGGCGGCTGGAGTTGCGTTGAAGCTGTCGACGCTCGGTTGTTGATTGCGTCCGCGCCGTACTTGAGCCCGGCCAGGGTACCGCAGACCAGCGCCGTAAACGTGCCGGCAGCGCCCAAAAATGTCACAATGTCTGTCACGGTAACCGGCGTGTGCAGCTTGTAAAACAGGCAGGAAACCCAGGAAACGACAGCGGTTACGATCATCGCGATGCAGACCTTGGTGTTGCTCACCGTTCCGTCTTTGTCGCTCATCTGCGACCTGAGAAACCCTGCTGCCCAATTGCCGCTCATTTGGCCAGTCTCCTAAAACTTTTTGCCCGCAACGTATCCCACCGCTCCGCTAACTATAATCCACTTCGCCGCCGTGAGCGTCCGCTGTTTCCATGTGCCGCCTTTGGCGGTGGCCTCCCACGTGTCGCGCTCTTTGGTCACCGCGGCGAGTTGGTTGGACGTGCCCTGCTGAATCACGGCGGCGCTGGCAGCGTTGAGCGAGCAGGCGCTGAGTTTGACGTTGGACTCGTCGCAATCCAGCTTGTACGCCTGAAACGCGGGAATATCGGCCTGCGGAATCACGAGCTGCTGCGTGGCAGGCGCATTAAGCGTGGCCGGAACCTGCTGGACCTGGACCTGTGCAGGGAGATTTGGGAGATTGTTGGCGACCGCGGCGGCCTGCTGGGGCGTTACCACGACGGTGCGCTGGCTGGCAATGGCGGCGAGTTGCGACTTGAGGTCACTGGCAGTCTGCACCTGGTCGGCCTTGGCCTGGTCGATGCTCTTTTGCGCGGTGGCAATCACCTGCTGCTGTGCAGTCTGCGTTGACTCAGCCTTGAGCCGCGCATCATGCTCCTGAAGCAACTCGTAGCCGCCGAGCACCAGCGCAAGCGCCAGGATAACGCCCGCCACAATCGCAAACGTACGCGAGATCGTCATGATACCACCTGAAGAACCCTGTCGAAGCTGTCCCTGATCGCCACGCGCACAAGGCGCGAAAGGATCACGCAGCCGTGAGAGGCTGAGTGGTTGGCCGCCGAGTTGTCCCCGTGGATCATGAAGCCGGAGCGGCCAAAGGTATCCGTGCCTTCTTTTGGATCCAGGTGCGCAACGATTGGCCCCTTCCCGCCTACTAGATCGTCAAAGAACGCATCAATCGCGTACTCGCCGATAGGGATCGGCCCGATGTCGTGAGCGTCCTGCATCGCTGGATTGTTGAGCCCTGCGTCATGCCCCGAGTATCCGCGCGCTACCAGTTCGCCTTCGGGATTGAACAGTTGGCCGGTCGATTGCTCGTATTTCCACATGCAAAAAGTTTAGCACACGCCATTTTGCGTCTGCGCGGTTTTTTGCGCAGACAATGCTTTATCTGTTCTGTTCTGTTCTGTTCTGTTCTGTTCTGGTCCGTTTCAGAAACGTTTCTGAAACGTTTCACGATTGGAACTAAACTTTGTTTGATATTAACGATTTACAAATTCAAATCGAGTTTTTATAGAGTAAACTCGGCGCAAATTAAAATCGGTGAAACGCGATGAAACAGAGCATGAAACGCGGGTAATGTTTCATGTAAACGTTTCTGAAACGGAATAGTAACGTTTCATCGCTTGTTTAGGTGTGATATGCTGCTTTCGTTGCGCGAATTGGTTGTCGCGGCTTAATCCAGCCCGGCCCGGTGCGAAATGTACCGCCTGCGAAAACGCAGCTCAGGCCCAGGGAGCACGGCGAGGGAACTCGCACGCATAGCGCAACACTCTGCGGGAGCCAAAAGCCGCTCTATGCCTACACACCGACGGATGTTTCTCGCGCGCGCGTTGAGGCCACAAAATTGAGAGTTGAGAGCAATCCGCACCCCCGCACCCCATATGCGCATCACGATATAACTACAGCAATTACAGCACCTTGCAGATAAATTGTGCGCACCGTCACAAGAGTGCAAATAATCACAAAATAATGCTTGACACGCTCCGGCATGTGACGTACTCTTAAGAAGTCGCAGGGAATTGCGAACGCCCCCCGAGGTTGAGCTACTCTTCAGACGGCAGGATAAGGGGCATCGGCTAGGCCGAATAGAGAAGAGGGCGAAGGGGCGGCCATACAGCCCCGCATCATCAACCGCATAAGGAGCAGCAAAATGGCAAACGCAAAGTATTTCGGCTCCTGCAATGGCGAGACGGTTCTCCTCTCGAATCCTGGCTATGCTGATCGCAAGTATGATTTCGAGCGGTTAATTGGACGCCCAGTTATCGCAGGAGAGAAAATGGTTCGCAATTGCCAGTTGTTTGCCCTCGGAACTTGCCCATCATGCGGCTCAAGGCATGTCGCTGAGCGCGTTATCTTTTACGGATCACAACCAAAACTCCACAAATGCGGTGCACGTTGCATGGCAGCAAAAGGCCATGAATGCGAGTGCCAATGCGGTGGAGAGAATCACGGAAAGGCAGCATGAAATGGAATACGATCCCAAGCCAGACAATCTCATCCACAAAGCAGTTGAAGAAGCGGTGAACGCCAACCCGCGTCTCGCACTAATGCCCTACGAACAAATGAAAGCGGCGGCTCGAATACTTGCCAAGAAAGTGATTGCTGCCGAAGAGTGGATGGCGCAGAATTCGTAACAGCAGGCCGGGCGCGCAGACCCGGCAGAATCGAGCAAGCAAATGGCAGACATCAAGCAAGCTGCAAAGTGGATGCAAGATCGCAAGCGTGTGCGCCGGGCAGGCAACGAACCCAAATACGTGTGGGAGAGAGGTCGCGGCATTTACCGGGGCAACGAAGACGAAGGCGCGGTAATGGCGTTCACGTCCGCTGATCTGCTGGCTGAGGATTGGGAGATCGCAGAATGAACCCCGCACAGCTACTTTTGATCCTCGACGCAGTAGCCCTCATCACCTGCATTTGGTGCTTTGATGCTATGGCGCTATGGCGCAAACTGCTCAGCGCTGATTACCATCCTGGGCCTACACCCTCGGAGTTGTACGCAGCGCAAAGCGATTGGAGACGATGATGATGAAACTGACCACGACACTGGATTTGCTCCGAAAAGCTGGAGCATGTACAAGCGGCTACAAAACGCTCATCACAGCACTTGGCGCAAAGTATCCGCACGAAAAACCCATCGACCTGCTCACTATCCTGGACACCAATGGGCTTGATGATGCGCTCTGGGCGCTGGGCGCAACTGCTGAAAATTGCGACATGATAGCGAGGTTAATGGCGGCTGATTTTGCCGAGCAAGTTTTACCGATCTGGCAGAAATACTCAAAAGACGAGAGGCCAGCACTAGCCATCCAAGCGGCGCGAGATTTTGCGCACGGACGGATTTCTCTGGAGAAGAGGGACGTAGCCCTGTATGCAGCCGGGGCCGCAGCCGGGGCCGCATACGGGGAAGCAGCCAGGGCCGCATACGGGGACGCAGCCGGGGCCGCATACAGGGCCGCATACAGGGACGCATACAGGGCCGCAGCCGGGGCCGCAGCCGGGG